AAATACGGCGTGCATCGGGAGACGCGGAACAAGGTGGCCGGTTACTCGGCGGCTGGCGCCAGCGGCACCACCACCGCGCCGCGGCCCGCGACCCCAGGGCCTCGTCCGGCGACTGCCACACCTCCGCCCACGGCGCGTGCCGGCGCCGCAGCCCCCCCGCCCTGGCGCCGCAATGCCTGATCACCAGCCGGCAGGCCTCCCGCCTGCCGGCCTCCCTCCCTCCATCCAGGATCAGGTCATGGCTGCAATTCCTCCGCCTGCATGTCCCACCGTCACCGCCATCTACGCCGCCTATGAGACGGCGGCCGACCATGGCTATCGCGCGCATCTCGGCGCCTCACTGATCGGCACGGAGTGCGAGCGTGCCGTCTGGTATTCGTTTCGCTGGGCCACGCGGGCGCGGCACACCGGCCGGCTGCTGCGGCTGTTCGACACCGGCAATCTGGCGGAGGCACGTTTCGTCGCCGATTTGCGTCGGATTGGCGTGACGGTCCTCGACGTGGATCCGGCGACGGGGCGCCAGTGGAACCTGCGCGATGCCTCCGGCCATTTCGGCGGCAGCATGGATGCTGTGGCGATTGGGCTACCGGAGGCACCGACGACCTGGCACGTCTGCGAGTTCAAGACCCACAGCGCCAAGTCCTTCCTCGCCCTGCAGAAGGACGGCGTCGCCGCGTCCAAGCCGGCGCACTGGGCGCAGATGCATGTCTACATGCACCTCGCCGGGCTCGATCGCGCCTTCTACCTGGCGGTGAACAAGAACACCGATGAACTATACCAGGAACGCATCCACGCCGACGCTGAGGCCGGGTTGCGCCTACTCGCCAAGGCCGAACGCATCATCCAGGCACCGCGGCCGCCGACGCGGATCAGCGACGACCCGGCTTGGTGGCAGTGCCGGTTCTGCGACCACCATGCGGTCTGCCATGGCGACGCCGTGCCCGAGCGACATTGCCGTTCCTGCCTGCACGGATCACCCGTGCAGGGTGGCGACTGGCACTGCGCCCGGCACAACGCCCCGCTGGGCCGGCGCGAGCAGGAGACCGGCTGCGCGGCGCACCTCTATCTGCCGGAATTAGTGGCGGCGGAGCAGGTGGACGCCGGGGAGGATTGGGTCAGCTACCAGCTGCCAGATGGCACGGAATGGCGCGACGGCGTGCCCGCTGCGGTGCCGCCCGAGATCGTCTCGTATCTGCCGTGCCGGATCTGCAGGAGCACGATGTATCGCGTCGGGCCCGGCAAGGGGCCGCACATCGCCGAGTTGATCTGCGCCGACTGCCATGGCGGCCGGCGCTGGCTCAGCAAGGTGGACGCCGCAGCCATGGGGATTGCGGCATGACCCCCGTTCTCCGCGCCATCGAGCGCAAAGCCGCCTGCGGCACCTGCGTCTATTGGCAACTGGCCACCAGCAGGTCGGATGACGGCTATCAGGACGAGGGCCTGTGCCGCCGGCGCGCACCCTCGGCCATCCCCTCCGCCGGCATTTGCTGCGACGGCCAGGATATGGGCGGCGAGCAGGGTCTGCTCACGGCGTGGCCGCGCACCTTCAGTGAGAGCGACTGGTGCGGCGAGTGGAAGGTGCGCGGCGAGTACGCGGGGCGGAACCGGCCCGAGGAGGAGGCATCCGCATGACCCCCTCCCTCCGCCCGTATCAGCGCGCCGCCATCGAGGCGCTCTATGAATACTTCGCTGCCGATACCGGCAATCCGTTGGTCGTGATGCCGACCGGCTGCCATGCGGCCGGCACGATGATCCTGATGCACGACGGCAGCACAAAGGCGATTGAGGACATCGTCGTCGGCGACCATGTGATGGGGCCGGACAGTCGGCCCCGGCTTGTGCTTCAACTCGCCCGTGGGCGGGAGCCCATGTGGCGGGTGATCCCCAAGAAGGGCGAGCCTTTCGTCGTGAACGAAGGCCACATCCTTTCCCTTGCCACGACGAACGAGGGGAAGCCGCATCGTTGTACGCAGGATGGCTCCCGCATCGACAATATCTCGGTGCGCGACTACCTCGCCAAGTCGAAATCGTGGAAGCATCTTCGCAAACTGCGCAGGGTCGCGGTGGACTTCCCGCCACGCCAGATCCCGGTCCTGGAGCCATGGACGCTCGGCGCCCTACTGGGCGACGGATGCCTGACCAACGGCATTGTGCTGAGCAATCCTGACCAGGAGGTGCTCGACGGTGTCTGGGCGGAAATGGAACGGCACGGCCTCCACTACCGCGCACGGGAGAACGGCCGTGGCACGTGCTGGGCTGTCGGCTTTGGCGACAGCGAGGCGTCTCGGTCCCGACCCAACCGCGTCACCGGCATTCTGCGCGGCCTCGGTGTCGCTGGAGCCGGTGCGGCTGCGAAGTTCATTCCGGACGAGTATCGCCTCGGCAGCAGGGAGATTCGGCTCGGCGTGTTGGCGGGTCTGCTTGATACGGACGGCCATCTTCAGAACGGCACAGGGTTCGACTTCATCAGCAAGTCGCAGTTTCTGTCCGATGACGTCGTCTTTGTCGCTCGCAGTCTCGGCCTCAGCGCCTATTGCGCGCCTTGCCAGAAGTTCGATCAGAACGGCGGAGGCGGCACCTACTGGCGCGTTACTATCTACGGCGACACTGACATCATTCCAACCCGTGTCGCGCGCAAGAAAGCGCGGCCACGCCAGCAGAAAAAGAGCCCACTGGTCACCGGCTTCACGTTGGAGCCACTCCCCGCAGACGACTTTTTTGGCTTCGCGCTGGATGGTGATCATCTCTACCTGACTTCGGATTTCGTCGTTCACCACAACACCGGCAAGAGCCTGTGCATCGCCGGGTTCACGCGCCAGGCGATCGAGGGATACCGCGACACGCGTGTGCTGGTACTTACGCACGTTCGGGAATTGATCCAGCAGAACTTCATGGCGCTGATGCGCGCCTGGCCCGAGGCGCCGGCCGGCATCTATTCGGCCGGCCTGTCCCGCCGCGATATCCGCGCGCAGATCCTGTTCGCCGGCATCCAGTCGATCCACCGCCATGCCAGTCGGGTGCAGCGCTGCGACCTGGTGCTGATCGATGAGGCTCACCTGCTCGGGCGCAAAGACAGCGGCATGTATCGATCGTTCCTGACGCAGTTGAACGAGATCAACGCCGGGTTGCTCAAGGTCGTCGGCTTCACCGCCACGCCTTACCGGCTGGATTCGGGCTTGCTGCACGAGGGCAAGGATCGCCTGTTCACCGACATCGCCTACGAGGTGCCGATGCTGGAGATGATCCACCAGGGCTACCTCTGCCCGGTCGTCCCGAAGCAGACCGCCACGCAGCTCGACGTCGGCGGCGTCGGCACCCGCGGTGGCGAGTTCATCGCCAAGGACCTGGAAGCCGCCGTCGACCGCGACGAGATCACACGCGCCGCCGTGGCCGAGATCGTCCAGCACGGCGAGAGCCGCGGCTCCTGGCTGGTGTTCTGCTCCGGCGTTGCCCATGCGCGCCACGTCCGTGATGCCATCCGCGAGCATGGCGTCGCCGCGGAGACCGTCACCGGCGATACGCCGGGGCCGGAGCGGGACGGCATCCTGTCGGCCTTCAAGGCAGGGCGGTTGCGCTGCGTCACCAATGCCAACGTGCTCACCACCGGCTTCGACGCGCCCGGCGTCGACCTGATCGCCCTGCTACGCCCCACCAAGAGCGTCGGGCTCTACGTGCAGATGGTGGGCCGCGGCACACGGCTCGCCGAGGGCAAGGAGGATTGCCTGGTCCTCGACTTCGCAGGCAACACCGCGCGGCACGGCCCGATCGACACGGTGGATGGCCGCAAGAAGGAGAAGTCGGAGGAACCCGGCGAGGCACCGATCAAGGTCTGCCCCGAATGCCAGACCATCAACCACGCCAGCGTGCGGCACTGCATCGAGTGCGACCATGAATTCCCGCCGCCGGTGGTGAAGGTGGCGCCGCAGGCGGCGTCGAACGCGCTGCTGTCGACCCAGCAGAAGGCGGAATGGAGCGAGGTGACCGGCGTCAGCTACGCGCGCCACGAGAAACCGGGCAAGCCGGCCTCGCTGCGCGTCACCTACAGCTGCGGCCTCAGCCAGCACAGCGAGTGGGTGTGCTTCGAGCATACCGGCTTTCCGCGCGAGAAGGCCTGCGCCTGGTGGCAGCACCGCGCCGCCGCACAACCAGTGCCGCGCAATGTCGCCGAGGCGCTGGAGGCGGCACAGGCACTGGCGGCGCCGAGCGCGATCCGGGTGCGGCCGGTGGGCCAATACACCGAGATCGTCGGCGTGAGGTTCGGGTGAGATGCCGCACTTGCACACGCCCCGCCACGCACTGGGACTGGTTTCGCCGCGAGCGCCCGCTGCGGGTGCATTGGACGGTGCCGACCTGCTCGCGTGTCTGTCTGGAAATCTGGAAGGAGCGCCGCATGGTTGACCCCAACGAGCACGAACTCGCCGCCATGCGCCGCGGCGGCGATGCCGCCGGCGAGTTCATCGATGCGCTCGGCCGCACCGACATGGCCACATGGTCGCCGGCGGAATGGAGCAGCTTCGTCGAGACGATCTGCGGCGCCTATGTCGATTCACTGATCGAACAGCAGA